GCAATAACATTCATATTAGAGAAGTTATTAAAGTCAATTCCTTGACTATTTAATTCCTGCATTGCTACTGTTAAATTTCCTGTTAAAGCAGCAGAACGAGCACGTTCTAAATTGAATTGTCTTCCTGTAATTAATTCAGCTTGTAATTCATTTTCAATTGATGTTTCAAAATCAAGTAAAGAACTTGCTTGTTTTTTAACAGTGTCTAAATTAGTACCTAATAATCTTGCTTGAGCAACAGCTTCAGCTAGAGCTTTAGGATTACCTTTAAGCATTGCTAAAGTTTGCCCAGATATATTACCAATTTCTTCTAAAATATCTTTTTGATCTAATTGTATTCCATATTGTGATGATAGACGTTGAGTTGTTTCTAATACTACATTTTTAGTAGTTTTAAAATCCATCCCAGATGCTTTAGAAAGTTTAGCTAAACCTCCAGCAGCCTCCTCACTTAATCCTATTTGTTTAGTTAATTTAATGAATTCAATATTCATATCATTACTAAAACGAGAGTTAAAACCTAATTGTTTACCTAAGGCTGCATTAGCAGCAACCATTCTTTCAGTATTAACTGCTATATTTCCTGAAGCAACTGCGGCATCATTAAAGCCTTGTCTTAGTTTATAAGCTTCGTCTCTACTTACAACTAAACCTTTTTGTATCCTTGTTACTTGATCTGAAGCAGCAAAGGCAATGTTTTTAATAAATTCAAATATTGCTGAGAATGGGGTGAGGAGGGCTTTAATATCTTTAAAGGTTTCTATCATACCCTCGGCAGTTTTGCCTTGTTCTTTTAGATTTTTTAATAATGCTTCTCCTTCTTGAATTTTATTTTGATATTGCTTTGTTAAAACCTCATTTGCTTCTATTATTTTTTCAACAGCGGTAAGTTGTTCTTGGGTTTTACTTATATCTTTTTGTTTATTTTTTAATTGGATTTCGCTAGCTTTAATTTCTAGATTAAGTGATTTAACTATATCTTTTTGTTGATTAATACTATCTTGAATAAGACTTTTTTCTGTAGTGGCCGCAGTAGCTTTTCTAGCTTCTAAAGCTGCTATAGTTTGTTGTGCAAGATCTATTTCTAAATCCCTTTGTCTAATTCTATCTTTTATAGCAAGTTCACCTTGGAGTAGATTATTTAGGTGAGTTTGATGTTTGATTTGATTTTGGGCGTTTTGAGCCAAATATTTACCCAACTCAGTAGTCTTATCAGCTGCATCCTTTATATATTTACTATATTTGTTTTCTAATTGAGTTAATTGTCGTTGAGCATCTCTTTCTTTTAATTTACCAGCGTATAATTTATCAGTAAGTGTTATTGTTTTTTTAATATCACTTTCTAATTCACTAGTTAAACGACGAGTCATTCTAGCTTCAGATGATAAATTAGCCATTCTTCCTGCTAATTTTAGAATATTTTCAGAAAGTTGACGAGAATAGTTAACTGCTTCCCTTAAATTATCATTGTAATCTTCTAATTCTTCTCTATTAAAATTATCAGCCATAGTAAAATATTATATAGATAAATATGAAAGCGCCCTATTTTTTGGGCGCCTTCGATGTATATGTCGGATTTATTGGAGGTTTAGCAGTTGTTGCTGTTCTAGATTTCATTGATTTCTGCTGTTTTTCAGCTTCTTTGTTTTGTTTTTCATAATGTTCCCTTATTTTATTGTAAATAAAGTCACGATGTGAAATAGGCATGTTATAAATGGTTTCCCAATCATATCCTCCTTGCCCATAAAAACAAATTTCATGTATTTTAGAAAATAGATATTCTCTATATTTGGGCGTCAGGCCAAAAAAAGCTAATCCCAATTGGGATAGTTACGCCCTCCTGAACGTATCCATCTTTACTTAAAGTTATTGTAGTTTCAATGTCTGGGGATATTTCGGCAGAGTATTTTTTTAATGCTCTTGAATCTGGGGCGAGTAAATAATTGTCTACAAAATCTATTATCGACACGCGGTCAGTTTTGCCGTTAATTGCGGTTATCATGTGTTTTAAACGCGTGGTATTCTCAAATGACCCATTTGCGTCAAGTTTTTGAAGTCCTTTAATTTCCGCGTCTATTGCTTTTTCATCTCTACCTGTTAGCAATTTGAATGTTACTACATTACCAGATTTAGGTAAGGTAAATGTAAATTCATTTTTACCCTGTTCAAATAATTTTTCATCTAAAGGTTTTTCATCTAATGTAGTTAAATCTAAGGTATATTCGTCATCATTACCTGTTGATTCGTTTCTAAATTTAAATGTATAATCTTTTCCGTATCCTAAAATACGAGCAGCAAATAAAACTGCGTTTTTATCACCTGTAACCATATCATCAATGTCAACTGGGGATACGATGAGGGATCTTAACAATTTATCAATAGCTGTTCCTTGTTTGATGAAGTTGATATTGGTTAAAATATCTTCATCTCTTGCGCTCATATAACGCATTTCAATTTCTCCCTTAGATAGTAATGAGGTTTCGGGATAAACAAGACCTTTTGATGGTAATGTAACGGTTTCCGTTGGAATTTTTAAATCTGCCATAAACTTATTTTAATTTTATATATATAAATATAACGAAACTATGTTTTTTGAAAAAGAAACCCAACATTTCTGTTGGGTTCTTTATTTTTTATAATTTAATGCCTAGGAGCATCTGATCTATCTGAAAAGAAGCGATCTATATGTCCTTTCATTCCGGAGAGAAAATCTGCTTGTTCTCGATCTGTCAACTTGTTATAATCATCTAATATGTCTAATTCATCTAACATGTAGGCGAATCCTTTTAACATATTATCAACACTGTTTCTGTGTTGATCTACATTTCCATCTGAACCTATGTTTCCATCAAGTGCTTCAGAAATGCATTCTTGGATTAATTGTTGAAGATCTCTTTTATTCATATTAGTAATTTAAGATACAGTAATCCATACCAATTGTCATAGTAAGATTAACTGCTTCTGTATATGTTGACCAATCGTAATCATCAAAGTTTGCAGTTTTGATAAAAGCACCTTTAACAATCCATTCTGATACTACGTCACCTACTGGACCTAAAACATTAAATGTAATGTCTTTTTTATAGAAATCCGAGTAACCTGCTCTACCAGTAATTGATTCATATGCTAAACGAGCCCATTCCATTACTACCTGTGCACCTGATGGAGCAATTGGGTCAAATAATGTAAATGTCATATCACCCCATAGCCTTTTTCCACTACGGATTTTTCTATAGGTGTTAATGTGATCTAGAATAATTTCTCCATCGTCAAAATTTACGGCACTTACTCCTTTAATAATATATGATGGGATACCATTTACATACATTATGAACCTATTTGGAATTTTAGGCTCATATTGAGTAAACATAATTTCGTTTGCGTTTAATATAGGCATGTTATGTTGTATTTATTAATTTGTTTACTATAAATATTACTTCTTATGGGAATGATACACCAGTTGGTAAAATTGTGAAATCTAATATTACGAATTCAGCAGTTTTAGTTGGTTGGATGTAAATTTGACCTACTAATTGGTTTCTATCTACAACACTTGGTGTGTTATTTGATTCATCCATTACTACTTTAAATGCATATAAACCTTGTCTTTGTACTACTGAGTCTAAATATGGGTTTACTTGATTTAAGAATTTATTTCTTGTAACTGCTGTATTTTGTTCAAATACTAATGAACGAGCTACACCACTAATGTATCCTTTTAATGCAATTAATAATCTTCTAACATTTACTCTATCTAAAGCAGTTGCTTTTTGTTGTAATGTTTTCTGACCAAATACTACAACACCATTTCCAGGGAATGTAGCTAATGGATTTACATTATCTAAGTATAAATTGTTTCTATCGTCTAATGATAATCTTCTTTCAACTTTTACTACATTTGGAATACCACCTCTAGTAATACCTGCTGGAGCGAACCATGGAGCTGATACTTGATCGGTAAATGCAAACACACCACCCATTAATACTGAAGCAGGAACCCATACTAATCTACCCATTGCTGAGCTAAATACTTGACACCATGGCCAATATGTTGCTGCGTAGCTAGAATTTGAAGCGTTTGCTGCTGTTTTAGCACTTGTAACTGTACCTCCATAAGGAACAGGGTCAATTACTGCTAAAGCATCTGCTCTTCCTTCACATAAAGCGATTGGATCAGCACCGTTAGCACCAATATTAATATTTGCATTTCCACCTGCTAAGAATAAACCAGGAGTCATTAACAAATTAAATACATATTCGTCTGAATTGTTTAATAAGTTGATTGCTGGGAAGTAATCTGCTGTTGTAAATCCTTGGGCATTTGTTACACCTGAAACTATGTTTTCATACATAAATCTTGGTAATGAAGTATCTACTTGACCACCACTAAATGCACCTGCTAAACCTCCAGCTCCATTTGCTGGTAAACTTCCACTAAATAATGCTGATTGATAATTACCATTGTTGTCAAATGTACCAAATTGTGCTTTAGGCACATTTGCTATTCTGATGTATCTTGAAGCATTTGGAAAATCTCCACTATAATCAATATATCCTTGACCATCGGCTGTTGAGTAAGTATAAACTGGTTTTGTATTACCGATTACTCTAGCTATATAGTTTGGTTGATCAACGTCCATTGATAAGTTAGTCCATGTTTCAAGAACATTTGGTTGAGCATCTGTATCGTTACCACTTCTTACAATTAATGTAAATGTACCTTGTGTAGTATTTACATTTTGAACTTGCCAACGTACGTTAGTAGCACTACCACTTACTAAAGCACCTGAAGCTAACACAGAACCTGAGTTGTTCATTTGAGCACCCCAAGCTAATGTTTCAATTTCAAAACATTCTGTACCTGTTAAACCACCAGCAAATGTATTATCAATACTTGATGATACTATATGAAATGAATTTCCTAAAGTTTCATTGTAAGGTAAACTAGCAGTTACAGATAAATCTGTTGCAGATGATGTTGCCACCGTTCTAAACGTAGAATATAATGAATTAATTTTAGCTGTAATATTATTTGTTGTATCTGTGGCTGTTGATCCTGTTGTAACATAATAAATAGGAGCAGCATCTACTTGAGTAGTACTACCTGTCATTATGAATTTACCAAAAGATGTAGCAGTAGTCCCATTAGCAGATCCTGATAATAGGAAGAATATAGTTCCATTACCTGGGTCATTTTTATGTAAACCAGCTACACTCATAGAAGAAGTTGCATTAGCTCCTAAGATTGGAATACTTGCAGAAGAAAATTGTTCTAATGCTGAACCTGTTCCTTGGTTTGTAATTCTAGTTACTAATAGAGTTGTACCTCCATTATCGAAATAGTTTTTAGCTGTTAATGAGGTAAAATATTCCATAGAGCCACTAGCTCCATTGTTAAAAGTAGTCCCAAATTTTGCAATATATTCACTATATGAAGTGACTAATGTTGGAACGTAAGGAATACCATTAACAGTTGGTCCAATGATAGCTGCACCAGCTTCAATAGGGCCTTGTGTTACTGCGCTCTGGTCGTTTTCATTGGTATATACACCAGGAGAGATAATTGCTTCTGCCATTTTATGTTGTTATTTTAAATTGTATTAGGTGTTATTCTAATGATAAATATTCTAAAACCCTTACAAACCTAAAATAGAATTATTTAAGTTCACCTGTTTCTAGATCAACTTGTCTATCTCCATATTTGTCACCTAATTTAGCTGTTAAAGCTAAACGTTTTTCATTAATCTCACTAATATGGTCAATTAAATCTATTTTGTTTCCGTTTAATTCATCTAATTTTTTTCTAGTTTCTTCAATAGTAATAGTTACTATTCCTAAATCAAATAGTGCTTTTTGATAATTTTCATGAACACTTTTAAATTCAGCTAATTCTTCTACTGTTAAACTTAATAATGATGTTTGTTCTTCTATGTTTCTTTTTAACATAACATTGGTTTTTAATTATTATTTATCCCACTTCTTTTCAGGGCATGGGTTTGTTTCTGGATCTACAGGGGAAAATATTTTTTTGTTTAGTGGACACCCACATAATCCACAGTAATAAAAGTCTATAAGTGTTGTATTTTTTTTGCGAAATTCACATCCATTACACACAGCTGCTCTACGTTCAGCTAAGGCTTTACTTTCCGGTGATGGGTTTTCTGCTTCTATCCAAGCAGATGCTATTGTTTTAAATTTTTTAAACATAACGTTATTATAATAAATATATTTGATATATCCAAATGTTTTATAATTCTCCTGCTCTAGTATTATTAACATTTTTTACAGTTTCAGCTGTAACAGAAATAACTGATTTTGAAAAGAATTGACGTTGTCCTTTAGTTGCTAAATCCCTGTTAATAGTTTCTGGTATGATGTAACCGTATAATGTAATGCTTAGGCTTGTTTTAGCTATACGTTGCTCATTAGTTGAGTATTCATTAGTTGAATCAAATCTATCAATATATGTTCTAAATTGATAGCGATCTTTATTACCCCAATATGAATCTGAAGCAAATTCAATAGATTCAACTATTTTGTTATTTTCTTGTATAAAATTAGTAATAATGGCACATTCATATGTTACATTGATATAATCAGGTACAGGAGTTAAGTAAAATTTTTCAGATGGTAAGTAATTATTTAAAACATCAAAATTAGTGTATTGATTTTTAGAATTATATCGTCCTTGAGCAACAGCAAAGTTGTTTACTCCGTTACCATCTAATTTATTTGCTA